CGGGTCTTCGGTCCAAGGGTATGACGCTGATACGGCTAAGTACGATGACATCACAGCAAACTTTACGGGGACTCTTCAGAATGGGGGGTCTAATGTAGTGGTCGATTCAGACATCGGATCTACGGTTCAAGCCTATGATGCGGATTTATCTACAATCGCAGGACTGTCGAGTGCGGATGGGAACTTCATTGTTGGATCTGCAACCGGATGGGTAGTCGAGTCTGGAGCAACCGTAAGAACTTCTCTCGGATTAGCTATCGGAACGGATGTACAAGCCTATGATGCGGACACCGCAAAGTACGATGACACTACAGCTAATTTCACAGGCACACTCCAAAATGGTGGATCAAACGTTCTTGTTGACTCAGATATTGGAAGCACAGTTCAAGCGGCAGGTTCGTACCTAACTTCAGTTGATTTAACTTCTAACGTCACAGGGACTCTTCCGGTAGCCAACGGTGGAACTGGACTTACCGCATTAGGTTCAGCAGGACAGGTACTGACCGTAAACACGGGAGGAACAGCATTAGAATATCAAACTCCTTCAGGTGGAGGAGGAATTACGGAAGCCCAAGCAATCGCATACGCAATCGCACTTTGAGATAAATTATGGCCTTTGTTTCACAAGCCTCTGGACTGACTGTATCTGCAGACACAGAAATTACAGTATATGATGCTACCGCAAATAATTCTGGTGGTGGTGCTCCTGCGAATGGAGCAGTTCTGATTGGATTGGTGGCAGCAAATATCGGGAGTGTTACTTCCAATGTTCAGATCTACAAAAGGACCGCTGCAGGTTCAGCAGGGACCGATGATATTTACATCATCAAGAATGCTCCTGTTCCGGTAGGTAGTAGTTTGGATGCTTTGCCTGGGAAAGTAGTGTTAAATAGTACAGATAAGATTTACATGAAGACCTCTGTAGCAAACACGATTCAAGTAACTGCTTCCCTACTGGAGAACTAATGTCAGGGTACATCGGAAGCAAAAGATCCAGCAGTCTAGTCAGTTTTGATGATGGTACAATTGGGAGTGGTGTGGTGTTTCCTGCTGGATTTCTCAGAGGAGTCGCTATTCTGACAGAGGAGTATGCTTCAGGTTCTTATGGAACAGCCATCACTACTGGAGACTTCAGAAAACGAAATCTTAACACAACCCGTTATAATGGGGATTCGGTAGTAACATCATTATCAGGAGGGGCATTTACCTTGCCAGCAGGAAATTATTTTTTTAACGCTATAGTTCACAATTACGGGACACGAGAGTCTGTTTCAAGGATATATAACACATCAGATTCTGTAGAAGTCGCCAGAGGCTTAGTAAGTTTTTCTAGTGCTTCAGAGTGCCAGTCTGATCTCGTTGGATACGTTACTATTTCAGATTCTAAAACTTTTGAATTACAAAATAGAATATTTCAAACAAATAGTACCCTTACGAATGGGATGTATTGGAGTGTCGGCAATAACGTCAACTGTCAATTAAGCATTTTTAAGATTAGCTAATGTACTGTAAAATTATAGAAAATCAGATAGTCCAATGTTCAATCCATCCTGAGCCTAATTTTGAGTGGGTAGAGGGGGGTGCTTGTGGTATGAAACGGTCTGAAAATGGTACTTATCAGAGTCCAATTCCAACACGAGATGATATGCTAATTAGATTGCGTTATATCCGCAACCAACTCCTAGCACAATCCGATTGGATGGCAGTATCCGACAGAACAATGACCCAAGCACAAATAGACTATCGTCAAGCCCTCAGAAATCTACCAGAAACAGCAGACCCACAACTAGACGAACAAGGAAATCTAACCAACGTAACGTGGCCTGTTTATGAGTAATGCACGAACATTAGCAAATACAATCAATTCCAGCAGTCAGATCGTTGTTCCGAGTGGAGGGATTGCATTTACTGATTTAGATTCAAGCAATGATGCTGCGACTGCAAATGAAGCTTATGTAATGGGCCAAAATGGGTATGAGGAAGGGACTTGGACTCCAATTTTACCTAATGGAGGAACGCTTATTCTGGCAAATGAAAGTGCTTTATATACAAAAATTGGAAGGCAGGTTGCTGTTACTTGTTACGTTACAAATTTAGCACCAACAAACAATGGATCTGCATTTGTAATTGGTGGCTTACCATTTACAATATTAAGTCCGTATTATACGGGTGGTTCGCTTGGTTATGCTGGTGACTCTAATATAAGTAGTTGGCTTGTTATTGGGCTTGTTGGAACAACAACAATAGGATTTAGGGTCAATAATGGGAGTAGTGCCGCAAGAACAAATGCAAACTATTTAACCGCTGCCTCTGGTTCAGAAGACTCTATGATTATTACACTTACATATTTTGTTTAGCTATCTTCATTTGATTAGTGTAGATGGACAGGTAAGACCGTTTCTGACGATAAACAGGAGAACTTAAAATGGCTTTAGAAAAACAAACAGTAACAGACAAAATTGAAGTCGTTGGTCCATACAATCACGTTCAAGTTCGTGAAGCGATCCAAGTGCTGGAAGACGGACAAGTCATCTCACAATCCTTTCATCGCTATGCCGTTTCTCCACTAGATGACACAACAGACAAAGATCTGAAGGTGCAAGCAGTGGCAGCAGCCGTCCATACGCAGGAGATCAGAGATGCTTACACAGCACACTTAGCAGCACAGGAAGTTGCATGAGTTACATCGGCAACCAGCCCGTCCTCAACACCAGTGAATTCCGAGAGGAGTTTGCGGTAACCAGTACACAGACGGTTTTCAATACCTCTGGATTCGTTACCAACACAAACTCTGAGTTTCTAGAACTTTATAGGAATGGTGTTCTGCTTAGTAAAGATGATTACTCTCTGGATTCTGATGCAGCAACGATCACGCTTACCAATGCGGCAGTCAATGGAGACATCGTAGTTGTTACCGGACGTAGAGACATTACGAAGAGACAGACAGAACTAGGTGAGTACATTGAAGAGTTTACAATCTCCAGCACACCGACCACTGTTACCTTCAGTTATCCGTTAAATCCCACAAATACTCATGTTTTTCTGAATGGAGTCAAGCTTACTACCACAGGTGGTTCCCCAGACATCACAAGTATCAATGCAGCAACAGGAGTCATTACCTTTGCCAGTGCGCTAGCAAATGGAGATGTGGTAACGGTAGTCAGTCGGAGTGCAGTTTTGGTGTCACACGATCGGGTATCACACTATAGCACAATTTCAGACGATGTAACGGTTCCAGTGGGACAGAATGTAGCATTCTTTGGAGACATAGAATTGGCAGGAACAAACAACATCTACGGTAGTCTAATACTAGTATTGGCAGGAGGTGCTGCTAATTTTAGCGGCACAACGAACATTATCGGAACCTTTAACACAGTAGGATAAGATGGCAGGTGAAATTCAACTAAACGGGACTAGCTTTGCTAGCGAGTCAGGCGGAACGATTACGGTTAATAACGGCACGATTGGCAGTTCGGTTGTGTTCCCTGCTGGGCATATAATTAAAATGGAGATAGCTCATGATTCAACCCAAAAGACCGTTACTGCAACCAGTTATGCAGGTGGAAGCTCTACGATAACGAATTTATCAGTTACCATAAACAAAACATTTTCTAGTTCAAAAATACTAATCTTCTGTTCTACAAATATATCGGTTGACACAAGCGGAGCTGGTGAAGGAAGAGGGTGTGCAAGAATAATTCGAGGCACAAGTGCTCCCTATACTGAGATCAAAGATTTTGCAGGAGTCGTCATAACTTACGATTCAGGGGATATAAATGCGGCTGGTGCTAGTGCTTTTTTGCAGTGTGAAGACACAACTACATCGACAGGGAACCTAACTTATCATTTAGAAATAAAAAGAGCAGGTGCAGCAGCAAATAATGTAAAATATTCTGGAGACAACAGTGGGGATTTTGTTTCTTCCATATCAGCATATGAGGTGACTCAATGATTACTATAGTAGATGTGTTGCTGCAATTTTATCCTGACACTGAGTGGGGTTGCGATGAAAACACATATGAGGGTTTGCATTGGTCTGCTAAAAACACAATTGAAAAACCAAGCAAAAGCGACATTGAAGAAAAACTGACGATATTACAAAATGCCGAACCAATGCGCCAACTCCGTCAACAACGCAACCAACTCCTAGCTGCAACAGATTGGCGATTCCGCAGTGACCTAACTCCATCCCAAACATGGATCGACTACTGCCAAGCCCTTAGGGATATAACAACCCAATCACCATCACTTGATTCAAACGGAAACCTAACGGGCGTAACGTGGCCCACACTACCAACTGATTAACTAAGGGCCGAGCAATGCCAGAGAACTTTGTAGCAGTATTAACAGATTTAGGTGGAACGATGGCTTCTCTGGCCTTTGCAGGGTATCTCATTGTGTACTTGCTCAAAGGGTTTGCAGAAGAGAGAAAAATCCATTTAGACAAGGACTCTCGGAACGATGATGAACTTCGATCTTTAATGCGAGAGTCAAACTCTGCTTTAATCAGCACAATGCGTGAAACCAACACGATTCTATCGGAAATGAGAGTGGCAATATCAGAACTCAAAGAAACGATTCATAATCGATGAAACTTCTACTGATCTTTTTTCTGTTTCTGGCAACGGTTGCTAAAGCTCACGAAGAACTCGATTACAAAACCCATTACTTATTTATGTGGACAGGGAACTGTACGAATAGATTGATCCCCACTTACGAACAGAAGGGAGTCCCGTGGAACTTTGCGTTCAGTATGGCTTCCCAGGGGTGTTCTTGTGTCATCGATAAGTTTAGAGAGAACTATACTCATGATGAACTGCTGAGTCTCAGTGATTTAGAACGAGAAGAAAAGTCTCTCTACTATGCCCAGGTCTGTGGTGGAATTACTAAGGAGTTATAAATGGAAGAACTATTCAATCTAGCACTTGATACGGGATTTCTGGAAATGGGTCTAGTTGCCCTCGGTGCCCCAGCAGGACTCGTCTTCGGAGTCAAAATGTTCAAACGGATGAAGAAATGATCGAAACTCGGAACTTCAAACATAGAGAACTTAGTTGTAGGTGCTGTGGTGGCAATCAGATGAACGTAGCTTTCTTAGAAAAACTACAGTTGATCCGAGATGAATATCAACAACCGATGGTCATTAGTTCTGCCTACCGATGTCCACGATATAACGATGAGATTTCATCCACTGGGCCCACTGGACCACATACCACAGGAAGAGCCGTAGACATTCTGATCTACGGTCAGGAAGCCTATGATCTTATGAAACTTTGTCTCAAGTACGGAATGACTGGACTCGGATTCAAGATGGCTGGACCGAGGAGTACTAGGTTCCTTCATTGTGATGATTTAAATAATACTGCCAAATCTCCCCGTCCCTGGATCTGGTCTTACTGATCTTTCTGTAAGCTGTACCAGCTTATCTGACTTTTCTAAAATTTTTGCATTTTCTTGTTGACTCCATAATTCATTTCTGATCATATACACACTCCGATTCATCAGAGTGAACGGTTAACGGTTAGAACATGGAGTGAAATGCAAGATACCAACCTTCTCAATACCACTCAGGCCGCCAAGGCTCTTGGAGTCAGTGTGGATCAGATACGAAGAATGATCAGTAATGGTCAGATCAAGAGTATCCAGACCCACGACAGATCCCCCCATTTAATCCCCACTGCAGAAATCCTCCGGAACACAGTGATCAAACCGAGATCGTCTCGGATGTCCTTTGAAGAATACTGTGAACTAGATGGACTGAATGCCTCGCTAATCAAACGACTGAACAAGTCTCTGAACCATTACCTCTCTACTCCGTCAGATCCGTCTCCAGCGATGGCAAAGGGGGTAGCGATCCACGATTCCATTGAACTTCGGTTAGCCGGAAAATCTTTCGGGGAAAAGTATGTGGTTGCGCCCAATGTGGACAGAAGGACGAAAGCAGGACGAGAGGAATACGATCAGTTTGTAGCAGAAGAAAAAAGAACGGTACTCAAGAAAGAAGACTACGAAGACGTAGTTCTGATGACCGAGTCTGTTTTCAGACATCCTGAGTTCTGGAGAATCATTCCAAATGCGGAAGTAGAACAGGTGATCACTTGGGAAGAAAACGGTATCCGAGCAAAAGCAAGACTCGATTACAGTGACGAGGGACAGCATCTCGTTGTGGATCTGAAGAGTGCTCAGGATGCTTCACCCTACGGATTCAAAAAAGCAGTCACACGGTATCAATACGACATCCAAGCGAACTGGTATCGAAGAGCTTATCAATCTGTTTCCGGTCACTACCCAGAGTTTTTATTTTTAGTTGTCGAAAACAGTGCACCGTACAACGTAGCTCTTTACAAACTATCCGATGAACTGATGCACAACGCAGAGTTCAAGATCAATCAAGCAGTCGAATTATACAAACAGTATCTCTCCGGAGAGATCTATAGCCAGGGTTATCACGAGGACGTAATGGAGTTGTCATGAAGCAGTGCAAACTATGCCAGAAGGAGATGTCAATAAAAGTCAATAACCAGAAGTATTGTGGAGATCCTTGTACTTATGAAATGTATGTACGGAGACATACAAGGCTAAAACCTAGTAACTGTGCAACCTGCAATAGCATTTTCCAACCGAAAACGAATATCAATGTCTACTGTTCGAAAGAATGTCAGAAAGTCGGAAGTAAGAAGTTCTATCA